AGAGCCACCATATTGTGTACTGTTCACTTTCACACCATCAATATAATATCTTCTATATCCTCCATAACTCCATGCAGGGTACGAATCATTCACTATAGCAAGATGAAACCACTTGTTTTGCAACCAACCACCAGAACCTAAACTTGGAGTTGTTATTTGAGCATTATTATAGCCACTTCCAGTATTACCATTTCCAGCACTGTAATGAAACCAAGAAAGTGAGGGGTTGTCGCTACTACTGGCATTGATGAAAACAGAACTTAAACGAGTATTAGCAGCGATTGAGTCACTCAGAGAATTTGGGCTATAAGCGTGTCTTTTTAAACCCAATACTCTTCCCCATCCTGCGTTGCCACTAGCACCAAGTCTAACCCACATATCTACACTAAAATTTGGATAAGTAATAATATCAAATTCACTACTAGCATATGCCTGTCCAAAAGTTACATTACTTGGGTATGTAAAAAATGCAGGGTTAGATCCAGAGACAGCAGTATGAGTTATAGTTCCGTCATAACCTGTGCCATTATTATTATTTATACTGCCGACTAAAGAATTTACTTGATAGCCAGAGCCAGAATATGAAGAAGCATTGCCAGCATCTACATGAAAAGCCAAGCCATCTGTAACAATATTCGGGCCTTGTGCATTAGCAACTCTAAGACGGTGTGATCTCATCCTAAATCTCCTATTGTAGCTCCATAAAGTGTGCTTCCAACTTTAAATAATTCTATTGCGGTGGGAGTTGCACCACCTAAGTCTGGAGCAGAGCCACCTCTCCATGTCATAGTAGGCCATGTCAAAGTGTAACTAGAACCAGTTGCTGTTACTATGAGTAGCATTGATTGACCTGTAGTTAAACTATCGGTTGCAGTTCTATTTGCTCCTAATGTCCAAGTTTGTACCATTCCATTATCAGGATCTAAGGCAACAGAAGAAGCGTCAGTTATAGCAAATACATTTTCATTTATTGCATCTTCAAAAACAACAGAGCCTGTAAACGTACCACCTGTTGCAGTAATACCTGTAGCTGTAGTTGCAAGCTTTGCAGATCCGCTATGTTTTAAGGCAACACTAGAATCAGCAGCAAGCGATATTGCATCATGGGTGCTATTTTGCCTAGACCGTATATCATCTACTTTTATTCTTGACATAATAATTTACTGCTTTAGTTTGATTTTACTATTAATTTCATAATTTGTCCTCTTAACTTGGTTTTGTTGGCCATGTAATATTACCTGGGTCGGATTGAGTTGGTACATCTCTTAAGGCTTGACGATAAGTCTTCCACTCATTACTTACAGCAACTCCTGTTTCAGATGCTCTTGCAGCCACCCAATCTGTTTCTGACAATAAACGATTTCTTTCATTCCTTACTTGAATCCATTTAATATCTGTTTCTGAAGGTGCAGCAGCCCTTTTAGCTTCTACTTCTGCTATTTCTTCAGCAGTTAGAGATATAAGTTGACCATTTACTAATTTGTTCATTAGGACTCCTTAAATTTGTACAATAATAATTCAGTATCAGGATTAAAATCATACGACCCATTATAAGTCTCTAAAGTAAATCCATTCATTTTTGCATAAGTTCCTGTTTGGTTTGAGTCATTGTTAGTATTATTTTGTTGCGCTTTTCTGCCATTCATAATAGAGAAAGATCTGTGAGTATTACCCCGTAGAGTTCCTTCAATCCAAGGTCGTTCAGTTGTACCAAAATCTATATGACCTCCATAATACTGAGATTCATAACCACCAGTTTCAAATACCCAGTAACTATCTCGAGTAACATAACCAACACCATAATCACATACAAAACTATAACTGACCACACCGTTAGAATAGTTATAAACAAACTTACTTGAACTGTTGTCCATGTGTGGAGTAAATTGTATCTCTCGAGTCATTGAATCAAGTTTTAAATGTCTTACAACAAGTCTATATACACTGTCATAAGCAAGACCTGTTTCTACTATTGAAGTTGTATTTGCAGAAGGGCTTATTTTTTTTATAAACTCTAAGGAACCACCACCAACGCCAGTTAAAGCTGAACCGTCAATAGCAGGTAAAGCACCTGTTAAATTAGATGATGCTAATGATCCAGAAAGAGTTGTAGCTGTGCAAGTTCCAGTTATATTTACACCTGTAGATGAAGTTGCCAGCTTTGCAGATCCACTATGTTTTAAGCTAACACTAGAATCTGATGCAATAGATACTGCGTTATTAGAGTTGGACGGATGTTGTATTTCTTCTACTTTTATTGTTGACATAATAATTTAATTAGGTTTTGTGGGCCAAGTGATGTTATCAGGGTCTGATTGTGTAGGTACATCCCTTAATGCTTGACGATAGGTTTTCCATTCGTCAGCTAAAGTAAGGTCACTAAAAGCTCTCCAATCACAATCTGCTAATAAATAATTTCTATGTGTTCGTACATCTTGCCATTTTTTAGCAAGAATCTCTGATTCTGTTGGTTGATTTGCGTTGTATTCTGCGATTTCCGCATCAGTCATTTTAGATACAACACCATTAACAATTTTTTTCATTAGCTTTCTTTTAGTTTAAAAAGAATAAAAACACTACCTGTATCAATAGTTCGACTATTAGCTAAAGTAAATCTTAATCCAGTAAGTTTATTACTTGCATAAGGAAAATTATCTTTAGATAAATGTCCATATACATCTACGTATTCCTGTTGATTTCCAGTACCAACAGAAGTTGCTTTGAACCAACTATTATAATCTGTGCTAAATTCCATTTCAAAAGTTTCATGACCAATATTTGAACTGTCAATACCTTCTTGATAATTAGGATCAAGTGTAATTTTATTGTAATTTACGAATTGTGTCATAGCTGTAGCATAGCCTTGAGCAGAACCATACTTATGAAGGATATATCTCCAACCACTATAAACAATACTTGTACCTCCATTAACAAAAGGTGCAATTTCTATTTCACCGTCATAATGACTTTTTAAAACTTTTTTACCTACAAGTTTATATTGTCCAGCACTTAAACCACCAGCAGGATTAAAATCTACCTGAGAAACACTTGAAGACACTGTAGTTTTGCTTACAAAATCATAAGCACCACCACCAGCTACATCTGCATACTCCAACTGTCCTACTGCTGTGGCTCCACTACCTGTAATGCTCTTAACTTTTAAATACTTATCTGCTGCTACTTGATTGTCTGGCAAGATCATTGTATAGCTTTGACCAGCACTATGAGCAGGGGATTTAAGCTTTACACCATGACTTTGTGCAGAACAGTTTAATTGCAATATCGCATCATCACCACCAGCACCTTTTACTTCTAAAGCACCAGTACCGTTAGGAATAACTCTTACATTCCCATTCGTGGTATCAGTTTGAATTTCGTCAACAATAACTTTTGACATATTTAAAAACTGTTTTTTCTATTGTAAATCATATTTATAAATATATCCACTTTTAAACAAACGTCATAGTAGAATTAGCACTCACTGTAAGGGTAGCACTAGAAGCAATAGTCATAGGACTTGCTGCTACATAGTTAAAGTTTGCTGTTGTAGTAAAGCTGTTGTCCATTTGATTTTCTGCTTCAACAAATAATTTTTCGTTTGAACTACCAACTAAACCACCTGGTAAGTTTGTTAAGTTTGCACCACTTATCGCTGGTAGTGTACCAGTAAGATTAGCTGCTGGTATTGATGTTAAGTTTGCTGCCGAAGCTGCTGGTAATGTAGCAGGGAATCTAGCATCTGGTATCGTTCCAGAACTTAAATTAGCTGCATTTAAAGCTGAACCATCAATATATCCAGCACCGTTAGTAATAGCATTATTGTTTAGAGAAATATTTGCCGAACCATCAAAGCTCACACCAGCTATATTACGAGCAGTTGCAAGTGTAGCTGCGGTTGTAGCTGCAATACCAAGAGCATCAATATCTGACTTTGTTTGATCTGCTGTGGCTGAAGTTTCTATTCCTGATAACTTTGTTTTTTCAGCGTCAGTAAATGCATTTGTGTCACTTTCTCCCTCGTATAAACTTTTTATTTCAGCACCAGTTTGGTCTGCGGTTGCAGAAGCTTCGATAGCATTAAGTTTTGTATGGTCAGCATCAGTAAATACATTACTATCACTAGCACTTTCTACTAAAGTTCTAATCTCTGCTGCGGTTTGATCGGCTGTAGCTGATGCTTCAACACCTGATAGTTTTGTTTGCTCCGCATCTGTAAAAGCATTTGTATTACTATTACTTTCGTACGATGTTTTTATCTCGGTAGCAGTTTGATCCGCAGTCGCTCCAGTCTCTATCGCATTTAGTTTCGTATGATCTGCGTCTGTAAAAGTATTAGAGTCTGTGGCTGCTTCTACTGCTGCTGCTATCTGTGCAGCCGATATTGCTCCTGTATTACCATTAATAGATAAAACTTGATCTGTAGGTGTTAATAGTTCTGTGAAATCTGCCATTGTTCCAGCAGTTCCACTATTTCTCACATAAGACTTATTCTGGTCTGATCTGACAACAATATCTCCTTCTTGGGTCGTAAGACCTAATTGTGCAGATTCATTTGCTGCTGTCTGAACAGTAGTAAGTGCTATTTGATCTACATTAAAAGTAGTTCCAGATAATGTTAAACCTGTTCCAGCAGTGTAAGTTGTATCACTACTATTAGCATCAACATAAGCTTTTACTGATTGTTGGCTTGGAACTTTGGTAGCACTGTTAGATGCCATGTTATCTTCATCAACAACAAAACTCATTGCAGCAGTTGAAGCGTCAGTATTCATTACCGCACCAGCAGCGTCTACATTGGTTGCGTCTGTGACATCTGCACTAGCTTCTATTGCAGTAAGTTTTGATTTTTCAGCATCAGTAAAAGCATTGGTATTAGATTCTGCTTCATATGCTGTTTTAATTTCTGCTCCTGTCTGATCTGCTGTAGCACTGGTTTCTATAACTGTTAATTTTGTCTTTTCTGCGTCAGTAAAAACATTAGTATCTGCATTTGCTTCATATGCTGTCTTTATCTCTGCGTTTGTTTGATCTGCAGTTGCATTACTTTCAATACCATCTAATTTTGTTTTATCTGCTGAACTCATAGAACCAGCAGCAGATGTTGTGGCTGCTGAAATACTGATAGCTGGAGTCGAGCCACCAGAAGAAACTATAGGGGTTGTGCCTGTAACTGAAGTAACACCACCAGCAGAACCAGATGCAGCAGATGTTATCCTTCCCTGTGCATCAACTGTAATATTTGTATTTGTGTAACTACCAGCACTAACAGAAGTGTCAGCTAACTTAGCAGCAGTAACAACATCATTATCAATAGTAAAAGTTGCACCAGAATTACTAACAACAATATCTCCCTTATCTCCATCACTGATCGCTCCATCTGCTCCATCATTTCCAGCTACACCTTGAATGCCTTGTATTCCTTGTATTCCTTGTATCCCCTGATCACCAGCATCTCCTCTTGGAATTGTAAAATTTAATGTAGCTGCTGTTGCACTACCAACATTAGTGACTGAAGCATTTGTACCAGCATTTCCTGTGGTTACTGTACCTATAGTGACTGTTGCAGAACCTTCTCCTTGTAGCCCCTGGGCTCCGTCCGCGCCTGCTGGCCCTTGTGGCCCTTGGCTAATAATTTCAACAATGGCAATAGGATTAGACGAACTCATGATGTGTAACCTTCACTTATAAACAGTTTACCCTCTAAAGGATAAAATTTATCACCGTTAGGATCTGTTAATTTTATGTCATAATCAAGAATAGCTAAAGAAAAATTTTCAGTATCAGTATCACTTAATTTTAAATCAACCAATCCATTAGGTCTATCTGTATAAGTAACACTAAAATCTGCAAATTTATTAGAACGCTCATTATTCCAAACTTGTGCAGCAACAGTGTATCCTGTAAGATCAGTTACTGTACCAGCAGAATCTTTGAATCTTAATTGAAGAGGAAAATCTGCCCTTCTTTGAACTGTAAAATTTTTTCTAGCAGTTTTGTAGACAGCCATTAGCTTCCCTCAAGTGCAGCAACTTTAGTTTCTAATGTTTCTATCTTAGCAACTGCCTCTTGCAATGCTGCTACAAGTAAAGGAACTAATTTCGATTCATCTATAGATTGATAAACAGGATCACCTTTTTTAACACCACGCATATCATCATCTGCTGGTTCAACTTGGTCTTTTGTACCTACTATAGCTTCTGGTACTGCCGTTACTTCATGTGCAAAAAAACCGTCAACTGTTTTTGAACTGTCAGATTTCCAATTAAATCTATACGGTTTTAAAGTTTTCAATCTTGTAATACCATCTGAAACATTAACAGCATTTTCTTTTAATCTGTAATCTGAGCTTGTTGCATAATTTGTTGTAGTACCATTTGTTGAAATACCACCAACCGCTGTTCCTGTTCCAGATGTACCAGTATTCCATTGTATTTCTAAAATATTTCTATAACCGCCAGCAGGTAAGGTGCTTGAGTTCGCAGCATCTAATAATTGAATAAATAAAGGAGTACCCCAGCTATATTGATTTTTTACAAGAGCTAACCCATTAAAATTATCACCATTTGTATAAAATGCAGCACCACGAGTTGTTAAAAAGTCAGCAACATCTCTAGCATGAGTGGTTAAACTACCATCAGATAAAACAGTCCATCTTTCTGTGCCAGCCGTAGAAATAGCGACTTCATTAGCAGCACTTCTAAATAATCCAGTATCAGAGTCACCGTCAAAAGATATAGCTGGTGCAGCAGCAGTGCCTCCATCATCAGTTAAAAGTTGACCTGTCATAGTACCACCAGCAACAGGTAAAAGACCTAAATTAGCTGTATTGATACTTCCTATATCAGTAAAAGCACTATTTGCACTATTTCTAATTTTTAAAGTATTTGAAGTGGTATTAACAAAAAGCATACCAGCAACACATTGACTTGATAATAAATCCGATGATTTTGAATTACTTGACTGGATCGCCCCAAAAACATTGTTCAGGTCAATTCTTACGTTTGCTCCCGAAGCGTTTTCAATAGTGTAATTAGATACGTCAGCCACAATTAAATACTCGTTGTTTTCATGTTAACCTCCTTTACCAAAACCAGCAGCACTGTATGTAAAATCTCTATCAATACTACCATTACTTGAGTCTTTAAAGTGAACCGTAAAACCAGTTCCAGATATACCACTTAAGACAAAGTAATCTCCTGTTGCCATATTTTGTGGAGAGATATTAACAGAAGGTAAAAAACTATTTAAGTTTCCTAATGCAGACGTTCCAACAAAAAATGGTGCTGCAAATGTGACTGCTTTTGCTCCTGCTCCAGAAGCTATAACAGCAGATTGTTCAACTCTTGATGGCATTGATGCTGTGTACCCTGCTTGTTGAAGATTCATATTTTGTGCCGAGTCAACTGTTTGTAAAGTAACTCTGAACTGAAATCCTCTACCTTTGAACACTCCATTAGCAAAATCGTTGAAATCTGTATATGTAGGCGAACTACTAGGATCATCAGTCGTGGTGCGTACAGAAATTCTTGCATTTGCTTCATTAGCAACAGTTCCATCAAAGTCTGTCCAGGTATCTATAAGATCCGTTCTATTGTCAAATAAATCTCCTGTATAATATCCAACACCTTGAAAATGTCTTTTCAAAGTAAGAGAAAATGTACCACCTAAATCTAAAGTATCAACAAAGTCATAAGTACCAGTTAAATTTGATGCTGGATTGCTAAGAATCAAACCACCTTTAGTTGAGTCGTATTGAGTATTAGTAAATAAACTGGAAGTCGTATTATTAAAAGGTGGACTGTCAGTATCTTCTCTATCTGTTTTTATGGTAATAGAATCAATAACATCAACAAGAGATACAGTTATACTTGCTTCTGTATCACTAAACCTACCTCCATCATCTTGAAACTTAACAAGATATGTACCAGCTAATGCTGGAACTAAAGCTTCAGTTGCATTACCAGGTACAGCTTGAATAATATCTTGGGCTGCCTGAAATGTAGCAGAACCTCCAGTTAAATTTGAATGTCTTATATAAACACGACCACCATGTAATACATCAATAGCAGTTGCTTGGTCAAATCTTATTCTTGCTAGTTGTTCATTAACAGGTTCAATAGTTAATCCAGATACGTTTTCTGGTAAAGCAGTTTTACCAATGGCATTAAAAGTAGTTTCCGTTGGATTTTTAGATAAAAATAAAGCTTGATTATATGAAAGCACTTGAATTGTGTAAGTACCTTTTTTACTATCTAAAAGTTCAAAATCAGTACTAAATACTACTTGTGAAACAAAGTTAGTATCTTCATATTTGTAATTAACAAGGTATTGTGTAACACCAGTTACAGCTTGCCAGCTAATAATAAGTTTACTTCTAGCAATATTATTAATTACAACAGTTTTTTCAGCAACATTTAAAAAACTTGGGGATGGTGCACGTTGATTTAGTAACGATATAGTTCTTGTTGGTAAAGAAACAGTTGGATCATCAATAAAATCATATTTACCGTCAACATAAGACAAAGCTGTAATTATATAGTTAATATCATCCTGTTCTTCTACTTGAATTACCCTAAATAGCTGAGTTTGTAATGTTGTACTAGATATTAAATATGGAGAATTAACATTTGGTGCTGACGTAAATGCAGAACTTACAGTTAAAACTGCACCTGAGATATTAGATATAGATTTAGATTCTACCGATCCATCTGAAAGAATTACGCTTATTGTTGGGCTATCCGTTAAAGACGGTAAAGTTGTTTGTGCCTCTGCATCAATAGTAATAGTAGTAGTTGTTGCTGCCACAACACGACCACCTCTTCTAGCTCCTGCCCTCACTGGATCGTTTATCTCAATAATGGCTCCAGGTCTGACCACTACACCAGAATCTATCGAGGTTGAAAAAGTAATTGTCTCTGATTCATTTTGTTCAGCAAATAGTATTGCTCTCCCAAGTCTTATTGCCTGACCCCGTGAAGTGCAAGCAAATGCTTTGACTTGTTTTACTGTCCTTCCAACTTTTGTTATAGATGTTGAATCTTCTACAAGTTCAAAATCAATTTCTTTTGAGTCCATATTGAAGTAGCTAACAGAAATAACATTATGACGTTGCTTTAAACTACTTCCTGAGTAACTAAAACCTGATTCTCCTACATTGGCTAAGTTAAATAAATAACTAGCTGATTTTGATTCATCCTGCGATAAAGTTATGCCTCCAGCAGACCATATTGGCATACATCTCATAACACCAGCCAAATCATTTACTGCTGCAAATGCTTCTTTAGGACTTTGAATATTAACATTGCAACTAAATCTAGCTTCCTGACTATTTAAAAGATCAGAAACTAATGCATTAGCGTATTTACTCGCGTGAACAAAACTAAATAAATCTAGGTTACTGTCAACAATATGATTTCCCAAACCATAACGAGTATTTGTAAGGAGATCAAGTAAACACATTGCAGGGCAGTTAGTGTAAACAGCAGCACCCATAGTTCCATTAAAAATATAACCTGGTGGATAATATATAAAACCAAAACTACTTAAAGAACCAAGATTTAAAGCGTCAGCTTCAGCTTGATTCTTTATTACTTGAGGAGTACCAGTACCTGATGCACCAGCACCAGGGATTCTTACTTTTATTCCTCTTATTCTGTACGCTCTTCTTGGGATGCGATTGAATTGTTTACTATCTAAACGAAGAGCAGCATAAGCACTATTATCATAAGTTGAACTGTTATCAATTACTTCTTGAAAACTTGTAAATTGAAAAGCATTTACTCTTGATGATTCAGTACTGTCTGCTGTAACTCGAACTACTCTTATGTCTACAGGAAAAGAACCTGTGATGTTTATTCTATGATCTCTGGCATAAGCATCTGCTGTTCTACCACTAACAGAAGTACTTATAGTATCTGAATATCCACCAGAATTATATTGAACCTGTATTTTGTATTCAATAGTATCTCCTCTAACATCTCCGTCATCTTCAGCTACTTGAATTTGAGGCCAAGTTAAAGTAACAATAACTGCATTTACATCTGTATTTGTAATTTGTCTAGTAACAGAAGCAGAAGTGGTCACAGTAACAGCAACAGCAGTTGGTGATCTGGTTTCTGCTGGTATTCCAGGTAGTGCTGTTTGACTAGACGTGCCAAAACGAGTATCAAACCCAACATCTGCAAAATTAAAATCTACTGCTTGTGGATTAGTACTATCGGCACTAGCTTCTAAAACTGGAGTGTCATCTAAAAATACATCTTTCTTTGCCGCTTCTAAATAAGCAGCAGTTCCCTTTGTTCTTCCCTCTTTTGAGGCTGTTGCAAAACCTTCAATTTCTCCTTCAGATATTAAATCTTGAATAGTAGCAAAACTTCTACTATGTAAAGTATCAGGAGCACGGTAAGGTGCTGGTGGTGGTTTGGGAGCAAAGAAACCTCCAGATCCTTTAATAAGTTTAGGTTCGTCTGTCATGCTTCTACCTGATTAGTGTCTATTGCTGCTGAAATTACAACAGAACCCGTAAATATTTCTCCGTACACTATTGGTACAGGTGTGCCAGCCCTTGATGTGTTTTGCACTCCACTAAAATTAAAGGATAACTGTGGATCTTCTTCTGAATTTTCCAGTTTAGGTAACGGAAATAACAATTCAGATACTCCAGTTAATAGTAAAGAAGCACCAACATAAGCTAATCCTTTGGAAATCATACCAACTTTGCCTAGCCCAATAAATTTACCTCCCTCAAAAGCAGACATTAATCCACCTCCAGCTCCAGGAAAATTTATAAATGATAAACCGATCAATGCTGCACCTAATAATATTTTTCCAAACCCTTTACCAGCACCACTAATTACAGGAATAAAATGTATATCTTGTTTACCCACAGGATAATGTATTTCTTCCTCTCCAATATCACTATCGCCTACTTTAATTTGGTAATATTTTGGGTTCATGTAAGACTCTATGCCTGGAAAATTATAAACTAAAAAACTTACAGCTTTCCCTACTGTTTCAGCTTTTACCTCGAACTCTTTATGTCCAACAAATTTTGCTAATTCTCCATATAGTTTTACTTTACGAAACATACCGATACCTCTTTCCAGTACATTTTAACAACCATTCAGAATAAGGCTCTCTACAAGATAGTCTATCGGTTAAATGATGAATTACATCACCATCAAAAAATAATGCTACATGATTTAAAGTTGGATGCAATATGGACATTAAAAGTACATCACCATTTTGCAGCTTTTCATCATATCTTAACTCTCTAAATCCAGTTCTCCATGCACAACTTTCAAACAGTGGATTATCTAAAAACTCTTCTGGTGTTGTAGGTCTATCCCAATCTTTGAGGTCTATATTCTTTACTTCTTTATACCAATCTCTTACTAAACTCCAGCAGTCAGTAATACCCCACACCCATTGACGACCCAATAATGGTGGTTTGTATCCACAAGGTTCTAAATATGCCCATTGTTCTGTCTTTGGATTAACAATATACCAAGGTAAATTACTATTTTCGCAACTAATCTTGTCTGCTTGACTAGGAGTAGGTGGTGTTATGGGATGACTATGAACAACACCAACAATTTCACCAGCATTATCTGCTTTTACATAATCTTCTGGGTCAATGATAAAACATTGATGATCTGTTATTGAAAGATTACGACATGGATAATACCTCTCTTTACCCTTAACGTTTAAAAGAAGTCCACAAGATTCTTTTGGATCTTCATATTGAGCATGAAGTAGTGCTTTATATTTCCAAGTCATGCGACAAACGTACCAATAGAAGGAAAATCGCTTCTTGTGCATTGACGACCTGGGATACGAACTCCAGCTAAATCCGTAGGAGCAGCAAGTTCAAATTCAACAACTTCCCTATTTTCTGTTGATTTTCTATCTATAGAATAAATTTCTTGCGGAAATTCTGCTGTATTATCTGCTGTGGGATTATTACCGTCAGCAAAATTAGCAGCATCAATAAATTTTGCTAATGTTCTTATTCTTGTAACTGTTGCACCCGTAAGATCATTACCAGTTGTAGTTTCATTCACACTTAACAATATTGCTGAAATTAGTCCTGTCGCATTACTTATAATTATTTTTGGTCTAGGTAACTGACCTTGTTGAAAAGCAAAACCTGTAGCTTGTATTGGAAATCTAAGATACTCATTACCAGCCCAAATTATTTTTCCATTTGCATTTAAGTTACTACCAGCATGAAATCTGTAAACTGTAGTCGCACCATGCAATGTATTAGATAATTGAAGTGTAAATAATTCAATAATTGCTGATGGATTAATAGATTGCAAATCACTAAAAGTAGCACTTAAAGAAATATATCTAACATCATTATCATAAACTGTCTGACCTATAGAAGTTGCCCAACTTGGTTCACTAGAACCAGTAGTACCAGCAGTAGTTACTTTAAAAAATAATCCAGCACTTGCACTCGTTGGAGCAATAATGTTTCCA